GTGTTATCATCTGAAGTATCGTACCAGACAGTCTCGATACTATTAACTGAATCAGGGTACTCAAAGTGAGTAGGGAAATCAGTATCACTCAAAGCTGTGAGCTTAAGCATCTCTTTGTGCTCAGGGATATCACGGTTAGAGATGATATTATAATAGGTGTCCTCAATAATAGAAGCAACCTGTGTGGACTCCGTGGTGTCGCCAATAGAGTTTACATCCTCAGCGTCCATATCACTGAGAATTTTTTGGACCATACGGAGGAGAGTGTATTTAGGCATTAGGTGATCCTAACAACAATACTAAACCAGAGTTTATTAGAAGTGGCAGACGCACCGTCTGTTTCAATAGTCAGGTAGTCATTATCTGTCACAGTGTTATTAGAAACAGGAGTAAGAGTGTCTACATCACCGGCAGCAGAACCAGATTGAGTAACTGTGATAGTCCCCATAGAAAGAGTGTTTGAGTTTGTGACAGTGATAGTAGCGTCAGAAGTAGTTATTGAACCTTGGAGGACTGTTACTACCTTCTGAACTGTACCTGCATAGGGGAGAGCAACATACACAGTCTCGGAATTAGACACATCAGCAATCAACCCTGTGATAACGTAGTCCTGCATAACAGGAGTCCAGTTACCACTCCCAGTACCGTCAGCAAGATACGCTTCATCAGCGTTAGCACTACCGATGCCTTTAGGCTCATGAAGTTCTGCCCCAGATAGGGTACTGTGTTCAATGTCAGGCATTACTATTTCCTCTGGGTTTTCTTAAAGACTTTACGTTTACCTGTCCTAATATCTGAGGCTACAGCACGTAGTAGTTCCGCTCCCATACCAGATTGAGTTTTACTTTTCTTGTCCAGTCTACGCACAGCAGTTCTTTTGACTTTCGCACGAGTATCAGGACGTTTAGAACCTTTAGGCATATTGACCTCCAAGAAAGTAGGGGAGACACACTAGGTGCCTCCCCCAGTTAGGTTACACTTCGATATACTTGACAACAAGCGTACCAGCACCAGCGGTGTAGGCAGCAGTGTCGTAAGTTACCATGACATAGCTGTCGTTAGCCAGACGTGTGCCTACAAGAGCACCATCTGCGGCAACTACATCATCAGCACTAAGAGCGCCAAGTGCAACAGCAGCGTCAACACCATCATCGTCAATGTTAGTGCCGTCTGCTTCTTTCAGACCAATGTCGAGGACAGCAGAACCACCAGAGGTGAATGCAGTGTCAACAACAAAGTATGCGTCCTTCAGGATAGCACCTGCGGGGATAAAGGAAGCATCACCTGCAACAGCGGCAGTGTCAGTGTCGCCGAGTTCAGTAGCATCAGCTACAGTGTAGGTGAAAACTTTCTCTTCAGCCGAGGTACGACCGTCGGGAGCGGTGGTTGCACGATCAAGCCCGAAGCGAACTTCAAGCCCATCGTCGTTAGTCCAGATACCCATGATCTAGTCCTCCTTACGATACGTCAGTGGAAGTGACAACAGACACCATGTTTTCTGGACGGTAGAACCCCTTGCCGTAACGAGCCGTAGTAGCAAACTCGGTACGCTGGTAGTCCTTATTCCATTCCATGTCCACGGTGGGTTCCTGACGCCATGCAGCAACCAGCGGAAGAACATCAGCTTCGGCACTGAAGAAGTAAGCAGGCTTACCAGCAGTGGAGCTAAAGTCTTTCGTGGTTGAACCGTCACGCTCGGGGAGAGCACTATCGGTTACATCAGGCAGGAAGTTCGAGGTGTAGACATCGAAACCGTAGATGTTCTTGACGAACTTCATACCAGTTGCGATACCGTCAGCCACGATACCTTCCCAACGAGGGTTGTCACTCACGCTAACAAGGTTGCTCAGCGTGTTGATGTAGTACTCCACTGCCGGATCGACAATGGCAACCATCGAACTGTGAGGAACATTGGCTTTCTTGAGAGCGTGCAGTGCGTAAGCAAAGTCCGCAAGCTCAATACGACCCGAGTTACCACCAGCCATACGGTGGTAGGCACCGTTGATCTGACCTTGAGCGTTAGCCGCATAGTTGGCCTCCGGCTCAGCAAGGATAGTAGCCTCGAAGTGTTCCATAATAGCACGACGCTGCTTCGGCACAAAAGACGACACAAGCTCGTTCATGTAGAACATGTCTTGCTCTGCCTTCTTCGTGATGTAGTGACCCGAAGAGATGTACTCGCTGATGGTGAACTGGAACTGACCAGTATCAAGCGGACGATACTTGATCGCCGTGTCTTCTTGATAGTCGTCAGTGCGTGCGTCACCAATCGAGGGGATTTTAAAAGTGTCCCCGTCAGGAAAGTCTGACAGCATACGAACCCATTGGGTCGCCATCAGGTCTTCCTGAAGAATCTCCTTAAGCTCATTCGACCATACTTCAGCACGAGTGAGCAGGGAGACGTTACCAGTAGTCATAGACATTTTGGTTTCTCCTAGTTGTAGAACCTATCACCCATCTTGGTTCGGTCTTCGACCATTTGATTTTGAACCTTGGGTGTATAGTACTGTTTTGGATTTTTCCGACGAAGCTCTTGGTAGTAGTTCCAAGTACGTTCACCAGAGTTGCTGAATGCTTCTGTCTGTGAGTTTACCGAGCTTTGAGGTGCGCGCACAGGATCAGAAGTTTGAGCTTCACCAATAAGTTTCATAAAAGCACTAGGACTCTCTGAAGCAAGTTCTTTCATGCGGTCAACAGACATACCCAGTTCTTGAGCACGTTTGGTGACAACAGACTTTGCTTCAGTACCATAAGCCTTTTCAAGAGTCTCATCAACTTGCTTGAGGTTTTGACTTACAGTCTGTTGTGCTTCTCGCTTACGGATAGCTTCATCAACAAGGCTCTCCAAATCTTCTGCTTTGCTCGTGGTGTTCGTCTCAGCAGAACTGCCTTGCGTAGTCTCTTCAGGTTTAGGAGAGGCAGTGTCTCCGGCCTTGCCCTGAAGTGTGTCAAGAAGCACCTTGGCGTAGTCACTCTTTGAAAGGTCTTCTCGCATCTCTGAGAGTTGACGTTCCAATTCCTGAATATGCCGGTCTGCTTCAAGCTTACCTTTAGCGATAAACTCTGGGTCAGACCACTTCTCTCCACGTTCCTCAACAAGTTTTTTCACATAGGACTCTTCGGTCTGAGTCTCTTGAGTCTGTTGAGATGTCTCGTCTTGCTGCTTGGTTTCAGCTTGATCGAATACTGACATGTTATTCCTTTACGATGTTGATTAAATTTAGGACTCGACGTATGGCCCGGTTGTGACCATTGACATCAGCCTGCTCATAAGCCCAACTAGCATTCTGGTAGTCGGGGGTAGACTCCTCGAATTGTTCTTCGAGGATTTCTGAAAGCAACTCTAGTACTTCTTGGTTAGCAAGAAGGAACTGCTTTCGTTTTTCCTTGTCCTCTTTAGAGAGACCTTTAAACCAAGCTACGTGCATTATTGTTTTTTGCTTTTGTTCATAATACGTTTATTACGAGCTACATCTAAAATGGCCTGACCAGTTCGTGCGCTTTGACCTGCTTGACTACCAGCAGTAGCATTCCTTCTAGTAACCTTTCCTCTAACGACTTGCCCTGTGGCGGAGTCTTTTCCACCAAAACTACTTTTATTAAGATCAAGAGGAGGTCTTGCAGTTTTACCCGGAGAAAACCCTCCAAACTTGTTATCACGACGTTTTACTTTATCTCTGTTACTTCCTTTAGGCATTGTTATAGTCCTTGTTCTGCTTTGACTTCAAGTTGCTCCATAGCGTCTGCCTCTGCATCCTGAGCCACACTCTGTGTCTCGCTCTGCTCAAAGACAGCGATGTTCTCCCCAAAGATTGCAGGTTCACGGAGCTCTTCAGAAAGAATACGGGCTAGTTCTTTACCGCTGATATGAGGTGCGATACTAGGATCACTGTTCTTCAAGGCAATCAACTGGTTCAAAGACTGTACTCTCTGAGCACGCTCTGCAAAGTGACGAGCACCCATAGGGATAAGACGACCTTTGGACACCAAGTCTTCACGAGTAATAGTGTTAAAGATCGTAAGGTTGTCATCACTCTCAGTAGAAATAATCTCTTCTTCTACCTGAAGATTACGACGAGCAGACTCAAGCATAGCGTTCAAGACAGGCTCAAGGAACTCTTCTTCAAACTTAGAAGCCTTGTGAGTAAAGATACGGTTAGCTGCGTTTTCAAGAGTCTGTACTTCAAAGGCTGTTTTCTCACCGGGGGTGCGGATACCCATAGCCATACGAGGAGCACCAGCCATTTCTTCCATCTTGTTCTCTAGGGAACTAATCTGAAAGTCTGCGTTAAGTGCAGTAGAGTCAGGGACAAGAGGACCGACATCACCTTCTTCTCCCAAAAAGATACGACCACCGGGTTCGTACTCAAAGTCTTCTACGTCTCCTCTAATCTTCAACATTGGAAGAGCGATCTGGTCAAAGACATCAGCCTTGAGGTTCTCAAGGTGGTCGATACGATACTGCATACCTACAAGGTTATCCAACGGACCCATAGCGTACAGGTTATCAGGACGTGTGCGCCAGCCAGCGTGGAAGATAGGTGCAGTACCAAGCCAAGAAGGATTAGGGATATCATTCAGTACGTAGGCTCGGTCAACTACTGTAATGATACGGTTTTTGTGTAGCTTCTGTTCGTGACGATCAAAGATGTCGCCGTAGAAAGTTAGAAACTCCACGTAGGATGACTGATAATAGTTTTCAAGAGAAGAAAAACCATCAGCAATATAACCATTACTCTTTTCTGTTTGATGTGCCGCTCCCACTTCTGAACGGTTATGGAGCATACGACCAAAGATTTCTTCTAGCTCTGGCGTACCTTCAAATTCATTAGCTACTTCACCAAGTGTTTTGATTGTGCGTACAATCTTAGGGGTGTGAGCAAAGTCTGTAGCTGTAGGGTCAAAGGAAATATCGTAAGGACTAACCCTAACAAGACGAGGCCCAAGGTATCCTGCAACAAAATCTTCTTCTCCTACTTTATGAACTTCGTTAGACCAGTCAACTGTTCCAAAGCAGTTACCTGTGAGGATAAAGTCATCAATGAGTTGGTCCACAATAGAACGAAAACGACTTTCAGCCAGCTTGGAATCCATGTAGTCCTGAGCAGCCTTACGTTTTTCTTCGGTAGCTGAGTCTTGGTCATTGGCTTTCCACTTCATCCAGTTAGAATTAGGAAACAAGGTAGCAGTGTAGTTAGCCTTTAGGTTATCGTAGATTTGAGTAAGCTTAGGAGTAGTAGTGCTGTTAGACCAAGGAAGCTTTGAGTTAGATGTGGTACGAGTATCGGTAGCGTACACATAGTTACGCAACTCTTTCTTTTCCTCAAGCCACTTACGGCGAAAGGACTGCCACTCTTCCCACTTGTTAGCAATCTCAGTTGCTTTAGTATGGGCGTTAATAAGTGTGTCTACGTCTAGGCTTCGTTTCATCTATCTCTCTCTTTCAGAGCAAGTTCACACATTTCGTAGAACTCTTCGTCTGAGTATAAACCTTTAGCACAGTTGACTTGGAAAGTTACTAGTCTTACGTTACCTTTTATATAACCTAGTTCTGGAACTACTCTGTCTACTGAAGGAGCATTTCTTTTAGACCAACCTTTTTGGAGGCCAGAGTCATAGCTAAGATCGAAAGGTTCTCCAGTCACACAACATAAACCTTTCTGATCTTCCCAGAGTGTCAGCAAATATTCCCCGTCAATATTGTAAGAGATACCTTTTGGTTTAGCTCTATGTCTTGCCCCTGTTGCAAGTTCTTTCATACGTCTTGGAATATCAAAAGCTCTACGCCTTTTACTGGCATTCTGTGAGCAATGAGAAGAACAATATTCTGCTCGACTATGATTTGTCCTAAACTCAGAGCCACAGAAACTGCAATAAAGAGTTCTATAAACTTTGTGTCTCAAATGTAACCTATTGATTTTAAATCAGAAAGAGCGACCTCCGAACCGAGGATGATATACAACCTTGGAGTCGGAACTGGTTTTCCTGAAGGATTGTGCAGGTTTTACTGCGTGTTCAATAGCTGTAGTCAAGGCGTCTTTAACGTCATCGTGAGGTGGATTAAACTGTACAAGCTCGTCTTCAAGAACCTGAGTGTTGCCCCCTCTGTAGTGGTATACTTGCATGTTGTCGTACCGAGGAGTAAGAACAGCTTCCATACGTTCTTCTTTAGACCCTTGGTGACGGGTAGGACGAACCTCTTCTACCTTGATAGCTAGGCCGTGTTGGGCGATGTAGTCTTGCTTAAGGCTTCTAACAATAGCTTGTTGAGCGGCAGTAACCTCAGCACACAGTTTCCTAAAACCCCACCTATTGTACAGATTAAGTACGTGCTTAAAGTATTCACTAATCTCTGAGGTCTTGAACCTGTCAATGTCCAGCACATAGATATTATTATCAGAGTCTACACCAATAACGACAATGGCTGAGTAGTCTGCTGTCTTACGTGTACTGTAAGCAAAGTCAACAGAGGCGACAAGGTTAAGTCGTTTGCCCGAGTAGTGCCAATGTCCGTTCTCTTGAGTAAGGAACTTACGTTCAAAGTATTGAAACTTTTCGTAGGCAATAGGGGCAGAGTCAGGGTCGTTAGGTGTATTGTAGTACTGTGCTCGGAACTGAACTCTGTCTAGGTACTGACCACGCTTCTTAGCAAGAATCTGTTGGTTGAACCCAAACCACTTACTATCTTTACGTTGTTGACGAGGCCAGAGGAATTGCCCAGTGCCATCCCCGAAGTCTTCTACTGCTCGTTCATAAACTTCGTAGATATTCTCTTCGTCAACTTTATCACCTTCTTTGTCGTAGATGTCTTCTTTCATCCCAAGCATATCATTGTACAAATCTTTAGGATGGTAACGTGTACCTACAACCCACTCGCGGGCTTCAGCCCCTTCAATAGAAGACAAGAGAGAGTATTGACTACGGACCTTATTACGACCTTCTTCACTGTAAGCGTTCTCGTTTACCACCACGTCGTCCATCACAGCAATGTCACAGTGCATACCAGTGATACTGGTAGTAAGGCCAGCGGTAAAGATAGAAGGGTCTC